GTATTATATTGGCAAAATAAAGGAAACTCCCCTTTAAATACATTATCACATATATTCTGATGTATATCTTCAGATAAAAAGTTATCTATAATTTTCATATTAAAAGTAGTTAAATACCATTGTCATACGGAATACGTCATTAGTACACGTAGTATCGATGTAGGGTGACTCGACATCAAAGAATACTGCTCTGTTTTCCTTTGAGTATAGTTTAGTTCCGCAAGGGAGTTTGGTGTATCCATCATTAGCATTTACGAAGTATAGCATACATTTATGTTTGAATGCGAATTCGTTAATTGTTCCAAATTCAGTCACCACATTGTTTTTAGAAAACAACGTCGCTCTGATGTGAACGAAAGAAGCGGGGTTGATTAACTTGATGAATGGGTTTAGTTTATTAGCAAATTTACTTGAGAACCCATAGTTCGTATAGAATATATGGGCAAAGTAATGCAGGTCGTCAAGTTCGGTATCGTGGTTGTGATACCATTCGAAATCCCCACTGAGTAAATCCTTTACAAGATTATTAAAATCGTTTAATTCTAAAAAATCATCTACAATCCTATATGGTGTTGTTACTTTCTCAGTAATCTCATTGTTCATCTTCGTCGACGACTTCGAGGATTCCTTTTTCAATCATATCATCAATAAGGAAGTTGGTAGCTGATTCTTCACCACGATTGAATCCGAATACATATGATATGGTTGTAGATATTGTAATAAAACCTAAAAATATAATTATCCATTCTGTTGACATTATTTCTCCTTTATGAATGTTCCTACTGACGTTAGATATCCTTTACGATCTTTAATTTCATTATATGCTTGGTTAATACAATCGTCCATCTCAACTCCATAAGTTAGACAAACCCCACGTAGTGTTACATAGATATCACCAATTGCATCCATTACTTCATGCTTATCATTTTTATTTAGGGCATCAAATAACTCAGTCAGTTCTTCTAATGTCTTAATTGCCTGAGACAAAGGTTTTCCGTTCTTAGTAATACCTCTATCTTCAAACCACTTATCGATATGTATGTCTTTATTGCTCATTAATCCTCCAATTTCTTTAAAAATTCTGATGTTGTCATTGCCCTTACGTTTCCTGCTCTCACACTTTTACAAGTTTTAATCTTGTGGTCAGGTACAACGAATATAAATGATACATCTACATTCTCAAGAACAAACCATTCAAAGTATTTCATTCTATAATAATTATCTTCTTCAAGTGCATGAGTTTCAGGTCCATAGTTGTCACTGTTTTTATACACATTATCTACAGAGTCTTCACCCTCAAGTATAAAGTCAAATCCTAACAAATACATTAAGTTATTCTTATGACGAATAGCATAGTCCATTGCAATCATACCAGCATTGTTACGTCTGCGTTGATTACTGTAATTAGCACTTTCCCAACGTTCATCTTCTGGAGGGATGATTAAGTTTCCATTATCAACTCGTTCTTTATGTAACTCATCAATCATTCCATCATCAATTGCTACAAGATAGTCCCACTCATGGAAATCTCTATACAAAGCATTACAACCATATAATGGTGCTTTACCTGCTAACTTATGCAAGTCAATAATATTACGACTCGGACCATTTCCAATAATTACTGCTGGTTTAATTATACTCATACCCTAACATCCGATAAATGTACCCAACTTGTCATAATATATTTCTCACCAGTCAAGGGTGGGTTTCCTCTATGCGTATGGGTGAAATTCGCAGGGAAAATTACCAACGTTCCTTTCTTTGGTGTCAGTCTCATATTCTTGTGTAGGAATTCAGTTTCACCACCAGTAAATTCATCATTAAGATATATTGTCCATGTCAATATTCTCGTTGTGTGCTTCGGTGAAGAATTCTCGTCATGCCAAATGTGATATCCTTCTCCTGCTAATGTTTTTTGGATTTTATATCCCCACATTTTTTTATCTATTCGAAGTAAACCTGGATAATATTGTCCATACTTCTGGATACCATTATCCCAAAAATTATTGATAAAATCATCATTCAACTTTCCAATCTTAACGCTTCCAAACACATCATTTAAACTTACTGAGAGTGCTGTGTCAGTTTTATCAAGAGCGTCGGCACGTTCTGAATCTTGTCTATTATATGTATCACCTTTCTTGTCCCTATTTTCAAACAATTCAATAAAACTATCACACTCATCATCAGATAAGAAATGTTCAAAGATACCAACATCCTTTTCTAATGTGAAGTTTCCATCTTTAATGATTGCTTCAGTGGTTTCAGTTCTTTCCATTACCAGTCTTTTGCTAGATTAGGAAATGCTTGCTCAACTAACTTACGTGTTAAACCATTGAAAGGTAGTTTACGGTTTTTCATTCCAATTAATACTTTAGCATCACGTGGGTCAATTGACTCAAGCATAGCAACGAATAACATTTCTCTACGATGAGGTTTTAAGTTACGTTGAGCATCTGTGTCACCATCAACAAATAAGTACATCTTCCGTAACTCAGATGCTAGTGCTGACTCTTGGTCTGCTTCTTCTGGTAATGGTTTATATGGAGGCACACCCTCGGGTAACATCCACTTGACACGTGGGTCATAAGTATAACCCAGAATAGTCTTCAACGCAGCACTGCTGTAATGATGTAGTACTGCTATCTTTTCTTTCTTCTTCTTAGCATTATGTACTTCTTTAAAGATTTCGTAAAACGTTTTTTGCATAATTAAAACTCTCCAATACAATCCATCAAGTTCTTCAACTTGTTTTTAATAAAATAGTTCAAAAGTCCACGACGTTCAGGAACTTTATAATTCTTAAATTGATTTATAATAGCAGAAGATATTGCTTCCGGAACCATTTCTAAATCAACCAATTGTTCATTCCTTTTGTAGTTGCGCATCATACCATCATCACAAAAATCAGCAGGTTCTTGTTTCAACCAAACTTCAACTTTCTTCTTAGCAATAGCAGTCTGTCTAGTCTTACTAATAATAGCACTATCCGCAGATAAGAAGTTCGGAATACCGTCACCTCTATCACCTCTGATGATATGCTCCATTAGAAAGTCTTTAGGATTATCAATCCGCAACCACTTCTTAGTAATAGGACTGTATTGGTCAACGTTAGCAAACTTCTGTAACTGACCAAAGTCTTTATCACTAGATAAGATTAAATTTCTTTCAGTAGATTCATTATTTAGCACAGTTCCAAAATGCTTTGACAGCACTCCTATTATGTCATCTGCTTCTGCTTTCTCTACTTGAATAACCTTGTAGGGAAACGTTTCAGCAATCTCATCACGAATCTTATTAAGTACACCATACACTTGATTCCAATCTATTGGACTCTTATCACGACTCTCTTTACGATGTGCCTTGTAATAAGGGAATATATCCCTTCGCCAATAACTTCTGTCATCAACACAAATGACTAAGTCACCATACTTACTACCATATGAGTTCTTAGTCATCCTTAAACTATTTAAAATCATATGACGCATCATACCTTCATCGACAGTTGTTTGAGTCTTACCTAAGTGTACCATGGTGTTCGAAATCATCACCTGACTAAAATCTACAAATATCATTCGAAATCTCCTGTTAAATTCTTTTTAATTTCATCCACTATCTTCTTATTATAGTTCTTTCTCGTAAATAGGTTGTACAGTCTTGACAATCCCATCTTACCCTTGAAGTTCCTCACACCCAAACACTCCTTTTGAAATTCCTTCAGTTTATCTGACATATCAAAGTGTTTAAATCTAATTGGGTTGCCACCAGTATTAAACTTGATATAGTATAACGCATCACCAACCTTAATATCAACCACACTCGACTTCATAAAGAATGATGTTTGTAACGGCATAAACCATTTTGATATACTCATTCCACCTGCTGGCACCATAGCATTCTCAGTGAACCCATTAACGTGCATAAATGCAGGTGTTATTGATATATCTACGTCTTTCTCTGAGAAGAACGTGTTAAACAATGTAGGTCTTACTAATTGTTGCTCTTTCTCATAATCAGTTATTGTTATATTGTTATTAAAAAACTGTTGGTCTTTACCAACAAGATTAACCCAAACGTTTCCATTATCATCTACGTTATGTTCAATAGTTAAATCAAAGTTAGACTTGACAACATATGTGTTCTGGAAGAATTTGGAATATGATGGGCAATGGGTATATTCTTCAAACCCTTTGCTTCTGATATGTCCATCTTCTCTTAAATCTTTGGTGACAAGTACTGGGGGTGTGGATAATAAATCAACACCCTTACTCATCTCAGCATAAGAATTCCAGTAAACATCAATCACTTAAAACTTACCTCTTTGCTCATCATCCATTTCTTTAGTCCAAACGCCAGCAATATCATCATAAATCACACCGATAGTTCTCTTAGCATATCCATCAGCATCATATGCCATGGCAGTACAATGTTGAAGGACTGGTTTGTTTTCATTCTCACCAAAGGACATAGCAACGTAGTCACCATTCTCTAGATAGTATTGTAACTGACGGATATAACCTTGAATGCTATTCATTTTAGAGAGTGCTTTATTATCACCCTTACGATGATTGTAACGTTCGGTCTTTAGCAAGTCACGTTGATGTTTAATCCATCCCTTAACACTTTTCATTGATAACTCATCACTATCGTCAAGTGCTAACACGTTCGGATGAATATTTTTATACTGTGGCGGATTTGCTTTTAACCTTTTCTCTCTTGCTAATGCTAATCTCTCACCTGCTGCGACTTTCTGTTCAGCAGTCATCGGTTTATGTTTCCCCATTATCACTCTCCTTTATAATTGCACCTAATTGTCTATATAACTTGTTGTACTTGAATTCCCAAGACTCTGCAGAACTACGTTCTAACTCATACATAAGTTTGTAGTTTGGTTTCTTTTGAAATTTCGTTTTGATTTTCTCTTTTACATTTGCCCAACTGGTCATGCTTTCTCCTCTTTAGTTATATTATACGTTAGATTGTGATAAATGTCAAGTTTATCTTATTGTTCTTTTTGAATATGTGAATATTATATTCAAAGCAAACCTTTTTTTAGACTTAGATGGTCCAACTCCACGATGATTAGCAAGTGAGTTGAATATGATTGCTTCTTCTGAAATGCTTGGGATGAATATCTCACCATCACCAACTTCAATTATCGTTCCGCCATCGTTTGAAAAATTATATAAAATGGATGCATAGTTTTCCGATGATGAAATTTTTTCTTTATTATAGTCAGTGTGAAATATTCCACTAGAACCAACATTATAATAATTCCAATAATACCTTCTCAGGTTTACTTCTCTGTATTCCCACTTAGACTTTTTCAATACTGTTTGATATAAGTAATCAGCATAACAATTCAGTTTTAAATACTCAGAATTTTCGTTAAACGTCTTCATATCATCATATGATTGTATCAGCATCCCCGTATCGGATATTATTCTGTCTTCTTCTTTTCGATAATGAATACTGTTCATTTTTTCATCATTGGAAAAAATCCATTTCCAATTAAATTGTATCTCGTTTGTTATAAAGTCGGTGAAGTCTTGCGACCCAACATCAGAAACAATTTCATACTCATCAAGTTTCATTATCGTTTGATATTTTGTAGCATATTAGTCCACTCTGCTGCACGTAGATCCCAGTTAAAGAAGTTATCTACCCAGTTTTTCTGGAACATTAATTTCTTTTGTAGGTTCTCATCAGAGTTTTCTATAACTGCTTGATATAGTTGGTTGGCAAATACGTTTGCGTGAGCAGACATATCTTCATCGAATTGATACATACGAGCAAAGTTTCCAGTAGTTTCTGGAAGTGCTGCGAAGTTAGGACATACTACTTCACAACCTGCACTCATTGCTTCAATAGCAGAGATACAACTTGTTTCTGGCCACACACTAGGGTATGCGAAGATATGTGCTTCTTGTAATGCTTCACGAACTACATCATTAGATTGAAAACCGTGATATGTCATCTGAGGATGTTGTCTAATTTCATCAAACATACCTTCATACGGTTTATCTCTTTCCTTCCAACCATATGCTTCGAACGATGAGTACACGTCTAAGTGAATTTTATCACCAAACGTTTCAGCAATTGCTTTAACTGCTG